CTAACGAACGCTTTGCCGATAGCTCAGGGCGGCACTGGAAACACTACAGCACCTACAGCGATTAACGCTCTGATGCCTTCTCAGACAAGCAACTCAGGTAAATACCTAACGACTAACGGAACAACTGTTTCTTGGGGTACGGTCACACCGGGAACTGGTACGGTTACAGAAGTTGGTCTAACGTCTAACCTATCAGGTATTACGATAGGAGGCACAAATCCTATTCAATCATCTGGAACATTTACATTAAATGGCACATTAAACGTAGCTGCTGGTGGTACTGGTGTAGCTTCACTATCCACAGGTGCGGTATTGGTGGGTAATGGTACGTCTGCTGTATCGTCAGTAGCTCCTAGCTCTAGCGGTCATGTATTAACTTCTAACGGTAGCTCTTGGTCATCGTCGGCATTGCCTGTAGCTTCATCGACTGTTTCTGGCATTGTTAATACTGGCAGTCAAAATTTCGCAGGAACTAAGACATTTGATACTGCTCCGCTATCTGTTGGCGGTTATAACTTTACGACAACTAGCTCTTTATTCTGGACTGGTGCTGAGGCTCAGATTCGTATCGCTGGCAATATGCGTCTGTTTGTTGGTGCGACATCGGCTGGCTTTGACCTGTCAGACGTTCAAAAAGTCGGCGGTGGCTCATTTAATAGCTACTCAGACTCACGTTACAAGCAGGACATTAGTGCCTACAATAAGGGTCTAGCGGAACTAAAGCAGGTTAATCCTAAGAACTATCGCTTTACCGCTGAATTTATGAAGTCTGCTAGCCCATCACAGCAGTTTGTAGGGGTTATTGCTCAAGAGTTAGAAGGTACTGCATTTGCTAATTGTGTAAAGACGGATGATAAGGGCTTTAAGATTGTAGATACATCTGAACTCACGTTTGCTCTGATTAATGCGGTAAAAGAGATGAGCCAGCGTATTGAACAGCTAGAGGCTTCAAAATGACGGATATAACTAAAACAGCATCATTAGTCACTTACAGCGGTTCTGCAACTGCTGTTTTTTTTGGGCTAACGGCTAATGAGTTCGCGGCTTTAGGTGGTCTAGCCATTGCTGTAATCGGTCTGTTGGTCAATATCTGGTTCAAGATGCAGCACTTAAAGATAGCCAAGAAACAAGCCGAAGATGAGTAGTCGGACAGTTATTGCTAGTTTAACGCTGTCTGCGGCGGCATTGATTGGCATTGCTGTTCACGAAGGTTATCGAGAATCTGCTTACATCCCTGTAGCTGGGGATGTTCCTACCATTGGGTTCGGCGATACCCATAACGTCAAGATCGGTGACAAAACCGACCCTATCAGAGCGTTAATCAAGCTCTCTCAGCATACCGAATCATTCCAAAAAGACCTAAAACGCTGCATTGGCGATGTGCCTATGTATCAGCATGAATGGGACGCTATCGTTTCATGGTCATACAACATCGGCACTGGTGCTGCGTGTAAGTCCACTCTTGTCAAACACTTAAAAATGCGTGACTATTCGGCTGCTTGTAAAGAGTTGCTGAAATGGAACAAGTTTAACGGCAAGGAATTGAAGGGTTTAACGACCCGTCGGCAACAGGAGTACAAACTATGTATTGGAGAATAGCTGCGGTTGCTGTGACTTGTTTGGTATTAGCGGGGGCAGGATGGAAATGTTATGTGATGGGGCAAGAGTCTATTCAGACAAAGTGGGATGCGGAAAGGGCTGCAAGTGTTTTAGCTGCGGTAGAGAGTTTCAAGAAGCAGCAGGAAGTTGCCGATTCTGTAGCAAAGACTGTAGTCGAGTCTGCCAGAAAGGATCGGATCGTTTACCGGACACTAACGAAAGAGGTTGATCGTGTATCGAATGATTGCCCTATTAGTTCTGCTTTCGGGATGCTCCACGATGCAGCCGCAACAGCCAGTATGCCGGATAGCAGTACCGCCGGAGTTAATGGCTCCACCATTGCCGCTAAAGACGTTGCCGAGACCGTAATAGAGAACTATGAATCTTGCCGAGATTCGATCAGACGGTTAGAGGCGTTACAGACCATCATTCGACAATACAACAAGGAGGTTCCATGAAGTACCTAATTGCCTTGATGTTCCCCTTGATTGCCATTGCTGACGATACGCCACAGGCTGCTGGATTTGCTAACAATGCGGGTGGATGGACGATTGTAACGAACCGTCAGGAATACTGTGCTGAGAAGAATATGCGGGATGGGTACGCTTTTGGCACTCACGGTAAGGGTTATTTACGGTTTTGCTGGCTATTGCAAAATGATAAGGTCATGGTTGTGTTTGATAATGGTCAAACAGCCGTTTGGTCTATTCGTTCATTCGAGTATTTAGCTGCTGAACCGGAGATAAATCCATCGTGAAGAAGAAGATTCCTGACGATTGTATGCCGATGTGCCGTACTTGTAGTTTCTATGTAGGCGATAAAAACGAAGAATTCGGGGAATGTAGGAGATTGCCTCCTCAGATTATCCCCGGCGAGGATGGAGTTGGCTTCTCTTTTACCATTACCGCAGAAGATCAATGGTGCGGAGAGTATCGTAGAGCAACTAACTAAGGTGGCTTATGAAGCGCAAATCGTGTACAGACGAGGAGTTTATTCGTCTGTGGAGTGAGTCTGGCAGTCCGTCAAAGGTAGCTCAAGCGTTAGACATCAACATTAGAAACGTCCATATAAGACGTAGGTCTATAGAAAAAAGGCTCTCTATTGTCTTAAAGGGTACAGCACCACAAAGCCCTGATTTTAAGATCACATATCCAGAGAACAATGTAAGGACGTTAGTTGATATTTCTGACGGATATGTGGTTGTAGCCTCAGACTGCCACTATATGCCCGATGAGGTTAGTCCAGCACACAAGGCATTGGTAAAGGTCATCAAAGCGGTTAAGCCGAAGATGGTCATTATGAATGGCGATGTGTTCGACGGGGCAAGTATCTCTCGTCATCCTGTATCTGGATGGGGTTCAGTACCTAACGTAAAACAGGAGCTAGAAGCCTGTCAGGAGCGTCTAGGAGAGGTCGAGAAGGCTGCAAAAGGAGCTACCCTACACTGGACATGGGGCAACCATGATATGCGCTTTAACGCCCGTTTAGCGGCTCAGGTAGGGGATACTTGGAAGGGTGTTGAGGGAATGGATTTAAGAGACCATTTCCCTCGATGGAAGTTCTCCACTAGCGTGATGGTCAATGACAAGGTAATGATTAAACATCGTTATCACAATGGCATCCATGCTGTCTACAACAATACCTTAAAGTCCGGTGTTTCGATCGTTACTGGACATTTACACAGCCTTAAGGTTACTCCTTGGACGGACTACAACGGTACGAGATACGGTGTAGATACAGGAACTCTAGCGTTTATCGATGGGTCTCAGTTTGACTACGCTGAGGATAGCCCTAAGAACTGGCGGTCAGGATTTGCGATTCTTCACTTCATTGATGGTCAGCTAATGCCGCCAGAGCTAGTGCAGGTCATTGGGGATCAGTTCTATTTCCGAGGTGAGCTAATAGATACATGAATGGATTTATGAATGGATTATTGAATGGATTTCTGAGCCTCTGTAGCGATCTCTGAAGCCGTCTTTATCATCTGTTCATAAGTCTGACCACCACCCCTAGCGATTAAGCCTCCTAGAGCCGCTGCGAAGAAGATACGCCAATCGTCATTAACGTGGCTTATGGCTTCCTGTGGCTCGTTTTTATCCCATTTAGGGTCTTCTGGATTCTTGCGAGGTCTGCCCATTATCCTATGTTCCTTTCGTGGTTTAACTGTCCAATTAGTTCTTGTAGCCGGACGATCTCGGAACGAAGCTGAAGTACGAGAAATTTTGACTGCTCGTATCCTGCTTTCCATGCCATATAGTGTTCAACTGTAGCGTCAGGCATATTCTGATCTGCCCATTCCGAGAATCTGTCCATTATGGTTTCCTTATCCAATCTGTGTAAGGGTCTCCAAACTTCTCAATTTTTGATACATACCGCTTTATCCTGCGCTTTGCTAACTTGTTTTCTCTCTCATTCTCGTCTAGCCGTTCCCTGCTAAGTCTTTGCTTCTCTGCGTCCGTTAGTGGTGCTGGCTTTTGAGCATGAGGCTTGTTTCCTGCTCTGTAATACTTGATCTGCTGGAACTTCTTACCTAACTTCTCAAACTTGTAATGGCTAACGTAAAGCTGGTTAGTCTCCATTAGGTGATTCAATCTATCTTGCATTGCCCTGCGGACGATATGGACTGCATCACATATCTCAAAGATATTCATTGCCTTAAACTTAACAAGGCTCAGAATCTGCTCATTTTTGTCCATCCTTGATAAATACACCTTCCTTGTTCAAGTACCCTTTACGGTCTTTAATCTCGTTATAAGCAGCCCTTAAACATTGCTTTACATCGACATCTTCAATAGCAGCAGCCACAATAAGGCATACAAGAACGTCGCCAATTCCATCAATAATTGCGTCACGGTCTCGTTTGATAACTGCATCGGCTAGTTCCCCCATTTCTGATACTGCTTTTAGAAGCTGTGTCTTAGAGTCTGAATTCCTAATGATGCCCCTAGCTTCAGCCCACCTAACGACTTCTAATTCCGTAATCTCAAAGCTCATAAAAACTCCTCAATTTCTGCGATAGGCATATCGAAAGCCTTGTGGATGGCGATCTTTGTCTCAGCCGATACCCCGTTATGCCCGTTACGAATCTTGCTGATCGTCGGCATCGATACCCCGATACGAATAGCCAGTTGACGGTCATTCTTGATCTCGTAGGTTTCTTTTAGATAGTCCAACAGTTTCATTTTTTCTCCTGAGTTAATGCCCGTCTTTCCGGGCTGTCCACATACTCACACAGAGGGAGACTCGTACCTGATAGGAGCCTGTGCGTATGCTGCGTAGGTTATATGCGCCACCTATCGCTAGGCTGTTGGGTGAGGTACTCATTACATTGGTTCTATCCTTGACGACTTGTGATCGAAAAGCCAATGCAACTTTCCCCCGTAGCTAATCATCAAAATGGTGCGTCGCTTAGATCGTCATCCTTAAAATCGTTCTTAGCTGGCTTCTTAGTCTCTTTCTCCTTAACAGCTAAAGAGAAAAACTTACCGTTCTTGCCTTCCTTTAGCCAACCAGAGAGCCAGTAATCACGACCATCGATATTGATCGTTCCGGAGTAGTCTGGATGCTTGTCAGACTGCTTGTTAGTGTTGCGCCCTAACATACCGCGATTAGTATTATCGTATTCCATGATTATCCTTTAGTGAATTTCTTAATTGCACTACGTTGCTTGCTATCCAAC